CGCGGGTATCTAAGACGTCCGGCCGGAAGTCGGTTGGAAACTTTCCCCAAACACTCGTATTCAGTTGCCCCGACGTCTGCCTCATACACATAGGCGTAAAGCAGATTTAGCCGGACCAAATATTTGCGGCCGCCGGCGATAAAGTTAAATTCGCGCTGCGCCTGAGCATTGGCACGATGGAGCGGGTTTTTGATGTGTCGCATGTCAAGCTCCTTTGTTTCTCAAATAGTCCAGAAGCATGTCCTGAACTTCTCTTTTTGACCTTTTTTTCGATAGGGCCACGTAGTCGATCGTGTCCCGGGCGAGGATCTGGTAAACCGTTACAACTCTCGGATGCCCCGCCTGCATTTGACGCATCGGGCCAATACGTTCGATAACTTGCTGATATTCTTCGAGATTCCACCATTGGCTAAAAAAGACCAATTTGCTGGATCCGTCCTGGAGGCTCAGACCGTGCCCGGCACTTGCCGGGTGAACGAGTAGCATCGGAATTTCGCCGTTGTTAAAGGCCTCAACGGTTTCCGGACGTTTATCGAACGCCTTAGCCTTCGGAAAGGCCTTGAGGATGCGGGCAAGGTCGGTCTTAAATTGGTACGCCACTAAGAGGGGCTCTCCTGCGGCTTCCTCGACAATGGAGGCGAGCGCGTCGAGTTTGGCCGTATGAACTTCTTCCCAGTTGTGCAGCTCGTCGGTGTAAACGGCCCCGTTTGCCAGTTGCAGGCATTTAACCGTTTTAGCCGCCGCGTTGACCGCCTCAACTGTCTTATTGTTCGAGAGCTCGATAAAGAGCGCTTTTTCCATATCGTCGTAGAGGCGCCGAGCTTCGTCCGGCAAATCAACTTCGATATTGACGAATTGGGGCCTATCCAGGTCGAAGTAGTCCTCCGCCTTGATTGAGAGACAGACGTCGGCGATTGCGTCCTGGATCTGCGACTGTGCGAAGTCATGGGGCACCCATTGAACTGCGGCCGCATTGGCTCCGACCTGCAAAGGTCTAAACCAGCGATTATGGAATGCCGTGAAAGACTTCCCCAGGCGCTCGCCATGATCGATAAACCACAACTGCCCCCAAAGATCGTTTAAGCCATTGGGCGAGGGCGTGCCGGTCAAGGCGATAAAACGCTTGAAGAAGTTTGAGAACTTAGCGAGCGCTTTGGCGCGTTTGGATCCCTGGCGTGTCCGGAAACTTTTAAGCCGCGTGGATTCGTCAGCGATAACGACAGGAAAGGGCCACGTGTAATTTTTAGCGGTCAAAAAGCTATCGAGCCACATCAGATTGTCATAGTTGATGACATAGATGTCCGCCTTCGTGTGCAGGGCCTTAATGCGCTCCTTTGTCGTCCCCAGGATAGGAGAAACCTTCAGGTGACAAAAGTCCTCCCACTTTCTTACCTCACTCGGCCAGGAGTTCCGGGCAACCGCCAGGGGCGCGATGACGAGCGCCGGACCTTCCTCGAATATGTTTTTAAGCACATCGATGATGGCAAGCGATGCGCTCGTCTTACCCATACCCATGGGAACAAAGAGACCACAGCGGGGATGCTGCAGAGCGAACTGGATCATTCTCTGCTGGTACGGCCAGGGATTGAACTTACGCATATTGTTCCTCTACTCCGGAGCGGGAGACAGAGATCAGGTGGCTCACCAGGGCCTGCGCCTGATCCTCGCCAAAAACCACGTACACCTTGCAGCCGGCGGTTGTCATGCGAGTGTGCTCGCGCGCCTGGTGAGGGCCGAGCTTGCCGGTTTCCGTCTTCGCCTCGATCCAAGCATGGATCCCTGGAAGCATGACAAGCAGGTCGGGCGCTCCCCGGCAATTCTCCCAGGCGCATTTACGAACTTCGCCGCCCGCTTCCTTGATGCGTTTTTTAATCAGCGCGACGACTTTGCCTTCGGGCGTCATTATCGGTTCTCCTCTTTTTTCTCCATGCGGCGGACTCGTGCCTGAAGCTGGAGGACTTGATACGTCAGGCTGTCAATTTTGGTCAGAAGGCCTGTAATAAACATGCCTGCTACCAAGGCAAAAATCGAAGCTAAAACGATGATTAGAATCTTCATGATTTATCCTTTGAGGGGCGAGGGCCCCTCGTTTTATTTATTAGAGAGTTTCTTTATTCAAGCGGTGGAGAAGTGCTTTGAGTAAATCAGGTACTTGGTTAGCAGGCAGTCGGTTTTCGCAGTAGGCCTTGATCCACTCATAGCTGC